ATTTAGATATCCGAGTTTTTTCCGGCACCTCTACGCAAGTAGAAAGATTTACTACTATGTCTGATAGAAAACCAGATCGTGGCTTCTCTACTGATAAACAATTTGATACTTTAACTTTCGAGAGTCAGGCAGGATATGAGACTAGACGTCTGCGCAGTCGTCGTCCTCGTCGTAATTATAATCTTACCTATACAAACATATCTGGAGTTCATAAAATAGCTATAGATAATTTCTATAATGCTAGAAGTGGTGATTATGAATCTTTTGTATTCGATCTTAGCCATATTAATGATAGTGGCTCTGTAACTGTTCGTTTTGACGGTCCTATTCAGACTACTCATGTGGCTAGTTCTGGTTCACAACCTTCTCAAAATTTCTATACTGTTAGCATGAAGCTAAAAGAGGTATTTAGTTAATGACTTCTAGAAACTACGACTACATATTAAAAGTAGATACAACTACAGGGTTTAAGGCCGGTAATACTATTATAGGCGTTACTTCTCTAACAGAGGCAATCATAGCCAATGTAGATGTAGCTACTAGTAATATTAAGGTAAAACTATCTAATACGATTGCTGAATTTCATGTTGGTGAACAGATATTTAGTAACTACATAGTTAAGACTACTAGTTCTAATACTCATGACATAGGCAACACTACTTCTACTTACACTCAACAAACTACAGGAACTGCTACGGTTAGTGCTATTAACGTAAGCAAGTTTATTAAAGAGAAGAATAGTTTTGAGCAAAAGCCGCTGGTTAGACTATATACTATATATTATCCTGGAGAGTGGTATCCTACTAATGAATATGGTAATCCAAGTGGAGACGGAGCAGGACTTGTCTGGCCTTATAGTTTTCCATTTAAATTCGCTGAAATTCGCGGAGATTATATCTCAGACATAAACTATAGAGTTCATATGGGTGGTCAGGAGTTTATACCATATCCTATTAACAGCGGTGTCTTAAGCACAGATTCGTCTGGTAAAATAAATGACCTATCTATTACAGTATCTAACTTTGATAATCTTATAGGATCTCTTGTAGAAAACCCATTTCTTGTAGGTAATAATAGTACAGGATCTACCGCTGCTTATGTTAACGGAGAATTAGTAAACGGCATAGATCCTAGAACAGTTCCTTCACATGGTAGTTACGATGCTAGCGTAAGGGAAGCCAGAGGACTTAATGCAGCATTTGATTATGATTCCACTTTATCTACAGGAGGGACCTGGACTAGACTAAAATTAGATTCTAGAGATCTACTCGGCGCTGTTGTAGAGATAAAAACTACTTTTGCCAATTTTCTCGATGTATGGCCTGAATACAGCACCGTATCTAATGAATCTTACAATGGATCTTCAAGTAATTTAATTAATATGATAACTACTTTACCTTATAGAGTAGGAGATATTATTACCAATAGTGTGACAGGTTCTAATAAATTTGAAATAGTAGCTATTAATCACCCATATCTAGTATGTAATACAGATGTAGGCGCTAATTTTATACCAGGATCTAACGTATTTATAGTAAATCAAGAACGTGATTCTGAAAACTATGTGCTAGATACTTTTAAAATTGATAGTCTTAGTGAATTAAATGAGCAAACTGCAACATTTTCATTAACCAGTTGGTTACAGTATTTTAAATTACAATTACCTAGACGTAAATTCTATAAGAATGTTTGTCCTTGGGTGTATAAAGGAAGTGAATGTCAGTATCCTACTGGCGGAACAGGTCTCATACCTGGATCTAACACTTTAATTGTATCTAATGGAACTTTATTAGCAGACGGAGCTACGGCTAATGGATTTTTTAATATTCGTAATGAAACTGTATACACTTTGTCAGAAGACGTATGTGCTAAAAACTTACAGGCTTGTGAGTTACGAGGTAATCAATTTCATTTTGGAGGATTTCCTGGCACAGGAGGGACTTTACCAAGATAATGGATTGGACTACATACTTATACCTGCCCTATGAAAGTTATAACTGTTTGACTCTTATAGAGAAGATATGTGAAGATCAAGGATATCGTATTCAAGGTATCGAAGAAATGAGTCAGTATCATTTCAAACATAACTGGGGCTCTTCAGTATCTTACGAAGATATAGATAGATTTATTACGCTTAATCAAGCAAAATTAGTAAATCTTTCAGATATACAAGAATTTGATATTATTCTTTTTAAATTGCGAGATATTAGACCGCAACATTTCGGTGTTTATATTGGATTAAATAGATTTATTCATCATAGAAAATATATAAAAATTGATGAACTTAATCAAGAATATAGAGATAAGATAAAGTATATAATTAGATGGAAAGATATTTAAAATACGAAGGATTTCCTTATAAACATTTAGGAGATAATCCTGATACAGGTATAGATTGTTTTAATCTCATTCGATGGGTGTATAAACATGAATTAGGTATAGAGATATCTCTATCTACTGCAGATTTTTGTAGTAATCCAGAAGAAAAATGGTATATAGAAACTAATAACCATTTGTTTGGTAAGCCTAGTGCTGAGAGAGCTGGGTTTAGGTCTGTTAAAACTCCTAAAGAATACGATATGATTATTATGTCTATTGGAACTACCAATATTGCTAATCACTGCGCTCTCTATCTTGGTAAAGATAAAATTCTACAGACTATGATAGGTAATAACAGTTGGATAGCTCCTTACGGTAGATATTATAAACAATATACGGTGGATATTTATAGATGGCATCAGTTTTAGAAAAATTAAAAGATCAAATGACTACTCATTTTATTAATGAGTATCCTAGGGAGGCATGCGGTATAATAACTACTGACTGGGAGTATGTGCCTTGTAAAAATATCAGCGGATCTCCAAAAACTAATTTTATCTTAGATCCTGTTAGTTTATTACAATATGAAGATACTACGTGGGGCATAGTTCATTCTCATCCAGGAAGTGATAATCCTATACCTAGCGAAGAAGATATGGCCAGCACAGTTTTCGATTGCTACAAGTTTATAGTAGGTTTCAATAACCGTTTCTATATTTATTGGTATGATAAAAAACTAAAATCTCTTATGTATGAAGAGTTAGAAGAGCGACATCTTGTCTAGTGTAACTGTATCTTTTCATAAAAGTCTATTACCTTATACCAACGGCGTCAAACAAGTAGAGATGACAGCCGACGCTATTTATTTTTTATTTTTAAACTCTTTAAACCTATTCCCAGAGCTGGAACGTTTAGTAAAACACGTTAAATTCAGCTCTTTAGAAGAGATAGCTATAGTTCATAATAATCGCTATCTATCTAATGAAGAATTTTTATTTTTAGCTAAAGAAGGTGAGATTTATTATTTAGTTCCTGTTTTTAAAGGAAGTGGAGTAGATCCTCTATCTGCTTTTGCAGTAAGTTTTGTATTATCTACCACAGTCTCTTTATTACAAGGTGCTAGTTTAGGACAGGCGCTCGTTAGAGGTTTGATTAATGGAGCTTTTGCAGCGGTGGGGGCTTACGGATTTCAACAGTTTGCTACTCCTGTATTAGGAGAAACTATATTAGGTCCTGCTGGACTAGGAACTACAGCTTTTCAAGGAACAGTAGGTTCTTACGTAGCAGCAGGAATAGCTAGTGCAGTTGGAAACATAGTTTCAAATACTCTAGTCCCTATTAAACCTAAAATTAAAAGTATGGATTCTGCTGATTCTGGGGATAGACGTAATAATGATGCTTTTGATAGTCAGATAAATACTATACATCCCAACCAATCTATATCTCTCAACTATGGTATGTTAAGAGTCGCTGGACAGATTATTAGCGCGGATGTAAATAGTATTAGTCATGAAAAAACTGACGTAATTAGTGTGGCAGCTTATGTATAATATTCGTTTTCATAAGTCCTTATTACAACCAGAAGATATAGCTCAAGTAGCTATAAATATTAAAAAAGTATCTGATCTTACTTCTTATATACAAAACTTTTATCCTGCCATAGATAAAACAAAAACACTTCTTCTTACCCAAGATTTCAAACCCTTTCCAGATAGTTGGTTAATGCAGGATGAAATACCAGAAACTCAAACAGGTTGTTTCGTAGTTCCTTTAGTTTGTGGAAATAGTGAACTCCTTGGGTCAATAACAAGCGCTACTTTTGCTCAAGCTTTTACTAGAGCAATAGTAGGAACAGTTATTAGCTTTGCTCTAGGCGCAGTTATACAAGCTATTATGCCTAAGCCAAAAAGATCTGATATAGGTATAACAGATCAGGATAGAAGAAATAATGATGCTTTCGATGGTATAATAAATACAGTTGACAGCAGTAATTCTATACCTTTAAACTATGGTATGTTGAGAGTTGGCGGCCAGATTATTAGTGCGGATGTAAATACTATTAATCACGAAAAAGGTGATGTAATTAATGTATCAAGCTATGTATAAATCTTACTATATTATAAACGGTAGATATGTGCCCTTTATCTCTGGAGGTAAAGGAGGATGCTTCGCGGCAGGAACCCTTATAGATATTCCTGGCGGTAATAAACCTATTGAAGAAATACGAGTAGGTGATATAGTAATTAGCTTTGATCATTATGGTAAACTATCAGAGAATAAAGTCATTCAAATATTCGAGCACGATGAAGATGAGCTAGTAGATATTTCTTTTTGGAATGGTAGTTTTAAAATAACACCTAATCACTGGGTTTTAAATGAGAATATGGCTTTTACAGCTATAGGTAATTTACAAATAGATGATGTCTTAGTTGATAGATTAGGATATTATAGACCTATCTTAGAAATTAAAAATATAGGTAAAAGTAAAGTATATAATTTTACTGTAGAAAATGATCATACCTATATAGCCAACGGCATTCGCGTGCATAATAAGGGTGGAGGAAAGGGAGCTTCTCCAGCTCCTGCTGTGGAGGCGCCTAATTCTCTATTTTCTACTGATATTTTCTTCGGCACTTTAGCTTTAGGAGAGGGACCAGTATATCGTATTAATCCTAATGGCCCTCAAGATATAGAATTTAACGAATCTACTATAGACGACTTAATAAAAATAGATGGTGATGGAACTGTAAATACTGAATTATTCTATACGGCACAGTCAACAGGGACAGTTACGGGTAAAGGATTGCCAGCTAGTTTAGGTAGATTTGCTGGTAAAACTGTAACACCTCAAGGACTAAACTCCCCAGTAAGTCTTAAAAAGGGTAATTTAGAGAGTATACCTAAAGTAGTTATTACACAAAACACAAGTCAAAGCGCCTGGGATAGCTTAGAATTTAATTTCTTAATCTCTGGGCTACAAAGTATGGATAACAACGGTAATGTCAGTGGTTACTCTGTAGGTGTTAAAATAACTATTTATGACTATACAGGAGCTAATATACTTAAAGACGAAAACGGGGATGATTTAATAATAGAAAAAACTATATCAGGAAAAACTAATACTAATTTTAAATTTCAAATCTCAGCTATTATACCTGATAATGTCAAGAGTGGAAACGGATATCAGTTTAAAATTGAAAAAATTACTGATGATTCAGATAGCTCTAAAATACAAGATACTATACAGTTTGTTGGATGGGATGAGATAAAAAACTCTAAACAAGTCTATCCTAGAACAGCACTGCTAGGATTTGCTTTAAAATCTACCGCTGAATATTCAGGCTCTATTCCTACTGTTACTTCGCTTGTAAAAGGCCTTATAATAAAGGTTCCTAGTAATTATAATCAACCTGTATTAGCTACAGGAGAAATTGATTGGAGAGAGTTAGAAACTCCTACTTCTGGCGCTCTTTCTTACACTACTTGTGGATATAGCTTAGAAAATCCAGGATCTTCTACTCAGCTTACAGAAGCTAATCCCATAATTTATAAAGGATCCTGGGATGGTACTTTCGTCTATAAATGGACTCAGAATCCTATATGGGTTCTATATGATTTATTAACTAACCAGTCTTACGGATTAGGAATACCAGAAGGTAACATAGATAAGTTTAAATTCTACAAGATAGCTCAATATTGTGATGCAGTTGACCCTAAGACAGGTAGATTTACAGGAGTCACTGGATATGCAGACGGCACCTTTAGAAGTAAACCTAGGGGTAAATTTACCACAGTAAGAGAAAATCAAATTGGAGTTAGTTTAGGAACTCAGATCATAGAGCGCAGATTTACTTGTAATATATCTCTTAACAGCCAAAAACAAGTTATGGATATTATTAATCAGATTACTGCTATATTTAGAGGTATCCTGTTCTACTCTGGCGGAAAGATCTCATTAAATGTAGATCTTCCTGATGAAATACCCGTAGCTGTATATAATGAGACAAATATCTTAAAAAACTCTTTACTAATTAGTGGTATCAGAGAGTCAGAAATTTTAACAGGCGTAGAGGTATCTTATCTTGAGCCTAGAAATCATTCTCGTAGAGAGTTAGTAAGAATAGACGACCCTACCGCTATATCTGAGCTTAATTCTATAGAAAATGTAAAATCTATAGATTTACCTGGTTGTGATAGACGAAGTCAGGCAATGAGGTTTGGGCAGTATTTATTAGCATCTAGCAAATATGTCAGAAGAAAGGCTACTTTTAAAACGCCTGCTGAAGGTATGACCTCTACCATTGGAGATGTTATAGCAGTATCTCAAAGAATAGGAGGTATAGCTTGGGGTTACGGAGGAAGAGTATTTGCTAACGCTACTACAGCTACTGGAAATGTAATACTAGAACACTTTACTAGTCCCGCTATTACAGGTTCTGTCATAACTGGGAACACTAAACCCATAGCTTTGAGAGTAATTAATAGAGAGACAGAGAGAGTAGAGTTGTATATATGTAATAATACTTATAGTTCTGTATCTAGTTCTAATGTTAATGCAGGCATAGACATTATTGAACTTACAGTTCAAAAAGTATACAAACCTCAGACTAGAACTTTTGCCTCTTTTAGTAATTTTACTTCTAATAATGTTCCCGTAAAAGGTGATATATGGTCTTTAGGAGAAGTAGATCCTTCTAATTACTATACCAACACTAATGATAAACTATTTAAGATAGTAAACGTAGAAAGAGATACTGATGAGTTAGTTACTATAACTGCTACAGAATATGTATCTAACGTATATACAGATTCTGATAGCATTATTAGTTACGTTCCTGTTAAATATACCGATACAGCTAATCCTCTAATACCACCTCCTGCACCTATATTAAAAGTAATACCTA